GCACATTCTTGCGCCTGCGGCGTTGCTAAGCGCCAGTGGCGCTTGTTTAGCAAGGACCGAAGTGGAAACGTAGACCGCTTGCGACATCTACATTGTACGTCGCAGTGCGCATCCTTAGCGGAGCGTTTTTTATATATTAGGAAAGCACTTTCCTAATATATAAAAAATCTCTGGATATCTTGCAAACATTGAATTTGTAAGATATTCAGAGATTAAGTTCGATGCCGCTGGCCGGCTACTCAATGCATATAAATAGGTACAAACTAATGGGAAATAACGTATTTTAAGACGTTTCCAACTCTGAAACCGTATATCAAAGTACAATATTCTGCCCCTTTTTTGCCCCTCACGATACAATATTCAATCCCCCAGGGACAAACGCTCTGGGGGATCCTTTTGAAACCACAACTATTGATTCGGCCAGTTATGCTTTTCCCTAAGTAAGTTAAGTATAGTGCGATATGGTGATTATTCATTCTGCTGCATATATCCATTCTTTCCGAACATGTACTTCTCACCGCCAATTACTAATGTTTCATCACAAGCCATTTCTCCATTATCTTTGAAGTAATACCATGCTTCTGGCAGTTTTAACCATTTATTTTTGTACATCGCTCCAAGCGGCATATCTTTTGTGGCTATTGTATTGTACCAGTAGTATTTTCCCGATTTGCCGTCCTTGTACCATCCGGTCACCATCTCACCAGTCTGCTTCTTTTTGTCTTCTCCAGCAGACCAGCAACGGTAATCATGTCCGGCATATCCGAACAGTTCACCAGTTAGCATTGCACCCTCTGCATGTTTTCCGACACGTTTTGAATAGAAGTAGAAATATCTACCGCCAATCATCTGCCACCCTGTCAGCATTGCGCCGATAGGCAATTTCCCACCTGTCTGATTGAAATAGTACCAGTCTTCTCCGATTTTCTTCCAACCGGTAGTCATGCCACCTGTTTCACCCAAAAAATAGAAATGCTTCTGGTACAGAATCCAGTCATTCATCACGCAATAACCACGCTCATTAAACCAGTAAAATACTCCTGCAATCTTCTTCCAACTGGATTTAGGATAGCTTCCGTCATACTCTTTCCACCAATAGCCAGTTTCGTCTTTCACCCATTTGCCTGTTCCATTCTGCGATATAATTCCAAAGCAAGCTAACAGGTTGATTGCGATTTCATCAATATTGCTATTGAATTTCTCACGGTCAGAATCATTATCAATAAATCCGCACTCAAGCAATCTATAATTAATTCCACGCTTCGCCGCCCTGTTAATGTTAGAAAGGTCATCGCGATACTTGATATTCTCAGATCGCCCTGGTAAGATTCCGCTGATATATGTTGCTACTGCTCTATCATACTGGTCAGTTACAAGTCCGCTTCTGACAATGATATGTCCTCCGCGTGCCTGACCTCCACCTGCATCCATATGGAGTTCCATCACACAGCATCCGTCCGGAAAGTTATATGTGCTGACATACCCGTGACGATACCAGTTCTTGCTTGTATCGCCAATAATTACATTATCGCCGCCGTAATACTTCATTCTTTCAGCAAGTGCTCTGACTCGTTCTGCTTCGGTGTATCCTCCTCCTTCAGCTCCTGGATCTCCCTCTCCGTGTCCAGCAATTAAAAATAATTTCATATTATTCTCCTTTGTCTTCTATGCATCTCTTGCACCGGTACAATTCTACTTTTTCTTATATGTATTCCGATTCCACATTTCTGTCACACGTTCCCAACCGCCTGTACTGACCAAGTAAACTATAAAAGCGGCAATGAATGATGCGAAAATGTAATACCACTCAATCACTATCTGATAATAGGTGCACAAGACGATTACTGCTACTGGTGTCAGGATCAGTGATGTGATCAGTGCCACAACATTCGTCTGCACTTTTTTCAGTGCCGGCATCTCCTTGATTGCCTGCACGATCACGCTGACCAAGAAGGCCAGCACTCCAATTCCTGCCAAAATGTAACTCATGTACTGCATCAATGTTTCAATGTTCATATTCGTTCTCCCTTCTGTTTCAAATGCAACTCATCAATTTCCTGTTTCATTTTTGTTACCATTCCATTTCCGCCCAGTTCATGGTATGCTTCATACATCTCGCAGAAGTTCTCATAAGCGTAGGACGGGATTTCGCCAAGTTGCATGTACTTGGCATGATATTCGATCAGCTGAACTCTAAGCAAAAGCATTGTACCCTTACTGTTTGCATCTCGATCTTTCTTCTGATTTTTTAACACCCAGACCACATACCCCATAAGTGCAGTTAATATGATTGGCAATGTTGTGATATAAGTCTGATAAAAAAAGTGTTCCAATGGTTCCGACCTCCCAATTTTTCGTTTTTAGCTTCCAATCGCAATCCAATTGTATGTCGTGTTATTCATGAATTTGTATTCATCCATTGTTTCTGTCCAAGAGAATGTACCACCAGACACGCTAAAACCAGATCTATCTGTGATTCCACAAGGTTTTGAGTACACGCTGTAATCACCACAGAATGTCACCTTTGCTTTTCCTACATCTGCGGAATACACAGCAGTAACAACACCTACTGATGTGATTTTATCAGCATAGATTATCAGCTTATCAATCTTAGACAAGCCAGTATTGATAGTAGGAGATGATGTTGTTCCGGTTTTTACCTGTACACCACCAGAACCTCCGCTAGATGTTTCCATTGTGCCAGTAGCAACACCATCCTTGGATGTGAATCTCTTACCTTTTCGCACATCTTCTGGCGTTGCATCACCGAAGTATCTACCTAATGTGCCATTGCCATAGAGCCGAAACGAATCTCTATTTTTTAGGTACGCTGATGCGTTGCTAAGAGAAACATTGTTAAAAATCATAGTAAGGTCTTCGCCATCTTTGGCCATAGCAATTTTTCCTATACCAACTGTAGGCTTGCTTTCATTAAGCGTTGCCATACTTCCAGTGACTTTTTCGCCGTCAACATAAGCTGTCTTCCCCGATACAATGTCCTCTGATAATGCCGTAGCATCTGATGTGTCGATTCCACTTGACTGTTTCATCGTTCAAACAATTCGCTGTCCGCTACTATCATGAGCTGTAGCACCAGCCAGCAAATTTTCTGGTGCTACAGTGTCTTCTGCAAGATTAATCAGCGCACCAACTATTTGTTTTCCTGTTTTATCATGAGCCACAGCATCCTCTAAAAGCTGGTCTTCTGTTACTGTATCCTCCGTCAAATCAAGTAATACCTTGCCTGCATATTCTACTTTATTTACTGCCATATATCACACCACCTAACCAATCGTCACTGTAGTTCCACCAGCAGAATTTTCTGATTCCACATACGGTATCTTTTCCACTGTAACCTGTGACAGATGCGTATATCCGGCATCCGGCAGAATGGTCTGTTGTGCGCTTGACGGAGTAACTGTCTTAGCTTGTGCTTTTACTCCCTCACTCCCCGACATACTACCTTTAACACCAAGAATTGTTACGCCCTCACGAATGTTCTGTGCAAGAATCTTTGCTTGCTCTGTCTCGTCAATTACAACCTTTCCAGACCCATCATGATATCCCTGTGGGATTGTATATGAACCACCTTTTGTGATTATTTTACCTGTCACAGCTCCATTGTTCGGCATCGTTCCAGTAAGCAATGCTCCTCTTGCATAGGCTGTTTTGCCTTTTAAAATCTCCGCAACTGCGGCAGTCGCATCATTAGAATTTACATCAAATGTACACACTCCTGTAACAACTTCTCCATCTTTTCCATGCGCTGTAGCACCTTTGAGAAGTTTGTCTTCCGTTACTGTATCGCCTGTTAAATCAATTAATGTTTTTCCACCATATACTACTTTACTTACTCCCATGTTTATACCTCATTTCCTATATATACTGTTGATCCGCCTGACTCATTGCTTACATCGAAATACGGAATCTCTTTCACTATTACATCCTCTGTTAGGAATTTCTGTCGTGTCTCAAGTTTCTGCTCTGTTACTTTTGGGACAACCTTGTATGTACCCTCATAATAATCTACTTCTTTACGTTCCGTGGCTTGCTGGAAGTGTTGAAATTTTGCCTGAAAGCCATTCTTGCTTTGACTGAATCCAACTTCAATCTTTCTCTTCTGCTCACTGAATTTTAGTTCAAGTCTCATCAGATTACACCATCCTTCAAAATCCTACCAACATGCACCGCTATAATGTCTGATGCAAGTGCTTCCCCTTCTTTTGTCCGCACCCGTACCTGTATTTCAGCATATGAATTACAACATGATTCCAATTTCAGAGTGTCTTCCTGTGACAGATTTACTTTCAGTAACTTTCCTGAATGGATACATTCTGCAAAATTCTTTTCAAAAACTGCTTTCTGGTTCTAGGATATCGTTACATACGCTTCTGCAATCAGTTCTGTATCAAATGGTAGTTCAAATTCTAGAACAGGTGTTGTTCCTCGTATCATTTAATCCCCTCATTTCTTGGTGTACTTCAGCGTCACGATTCCGGCGTAGCTGCTCCAGTTAGTTCCAGTTGACACGATGATATTGGCACCACCTCCCGTTATTCTAACGCCGATAGAATTGGCAACAGCTTTTGGATCCACATATGGGATGGGATAACTTGCACCGCCACTAAATGCAAAACTATTTTCTGCATTAATCCAGATATAATTGGCATCGGTAATACCTGTGTTTATAGATTTTGTAGTATTATTCGGTAATGTTCCAATATTTATCATTTTCTGATAGATTGGATTTGAATTAAGGTACTGTCCTGTGAATGTTTCAGAAATTTCAAATCCTAAAGTAGTGGCATCCACCTTCTTCTCTAATTTGCCATTTAATTCAGCAAGTGATCCCGCTACACTCAACAGGCTCTTCACCTCCGTAACATTGATTCCATTGTAGTGAATTTCAAATACCGGACACTCATCTACAAGATCTCCCTCCTGAAGATTGCCCTTCGTATATGTCGGAACTGCTGGGCTGCTCGCCTTTGCTGTCCCGGTGATCACCTTCCATTCGCATTTTTCAACCTCTGTCTCCGCATTCCTGGTATACCGGTTTACCACGAGGTCAATTCTCTGCATTCCATGTGATCCATTCGTCAGAGTGACCTCATCATAAGTTCCGATTTCCACACAGGAAATACATCCATGATGGCACATCATCCCGCTCCGGATCTTGAGCAGATTATTGGAACTCAATTCCGGCTTTAAGTTTTCTCCGCTCGTGAGAATATAACTGTCCTGTCCCAGTATTCCTTCCAGCATCTGCCGGAACTGCTGCGAAGTCACATGGGGTGATCCGGTTCTTCCAGATACAATTTTCATTCTTCATCTTCTCCTTCCAATTTATAAGTAATTGATTCTACATCATTTGTGATTTCATAGATGATGTTCTTTACAGGCTTTGACATATACATCCCGGTCAGGTAATCTCTACCTCCTACGATATCTCCAATACCGACCTGAAGTCCAAGACTTGCAACATCCATTTTGAATGTCTTCTTATTCATTCGGTCCTGAAGTCGTTCAATTGCATTTTTCTCAAGTTCATCCGTCTCCGTTGATGTATTTTCGTACACCTCCGTGATTTCATCCAGCCCGGTATAATATTTTTCTTTTCCAATACTACCGTTTTTCTGTACATACAGATGGAATACATTTCTTTCCTGAAGTTCTCCCTTCCCTGCTACGATCAGATGATTCACTCCATTCCGCTTATCATCCATTGTATAATTCAGCTGCATGTCTTTCGACAGTTCCAGTTTTTTTGAATAATCTACAACAGGAACTGCTTCTATCAGCAGATATCCCGGTTCTCCCTGCTCCCGAAGGAACCGGATGTTCAACCTATACTCTTTGCTTTTCAGCATCTTGCTAATCCCTGCAAGCAAGGTACAGTAGCGGTCAAACAGATAATTACTGACCGTGATTTCTGTATTCTTGGAAGACACTACATACAAGCCACTAAACTCCGGTTCAATCAATGCTTTCATAACCTGATGTATTTCCCCTGTTACTTTCTTGTAATCAGATCCTGCCGGCGGCTCAATCACTTTGTACTGCAAAAATCCACGCCAGGTGATCCCTTTCACTTCCACATAATCAAGTGTGGTATCCGTCAGGATCTCACCGATAATTCCACCATATTCTGTACCAACAATGTATATATAACTGGAAAAGTTCAATTCCGGATACCAGTTTGATCTTGCGATCTGAACTGAAAACTCGTACTCTCCATTCACATCTGCAGTAAAATTAGCATCTTTCACATATCCAATCTCATGTAGACTCTTATCTGCCAGTGTTACCACGGTGGCTCCCTCCTGTTCAAAAATAAGGTCAGATCAAAACCAAAGTCTCCCGACCAGTTGATATTTAAAAGCCCGGAAGGAATTTTCTCAAATATGCTATGTTCCAGCGCTCTCTCATTAAATGCATTCTGCACAGTTCCATTTGATAAATATCTCATAACCTTACAAGATCTGCTGTCGATCACAAGATATTCATTTCGTTCCAGTGTCACAAATACCTCATAAGGATAATCATTGATTAAGATTCTTGGATTCACGCATGGTCCGTAGATAATCATCTGGAAATCACTCGGAATAATATGCTCTACTTCCCACACAGCGGTCCCGCGCTTCACTCCTGCAAAGTCGAACGGATGATTATACGGAAAATCAATACCTGCAGCTGCCTCTTTTTCGGGCTGTGGAAAGAATTGTTTTCCAGTTTCTACCACCCACACAAGCTCCGGTGCCTGAAAGGTAAGTTCCACCTCGGAATAGACGTAACCTTTCCATCCTTCCTTTGCCGATTTTAATATCCTGCATCGTAAATAAGCTCCATTTACATATAATCTGCCATAGGAATCACTTTCTGCATCAACCGCAATGATCCGATATAATTGTTCCATATTTTTCTGAAATTCTTCTCGCTTTCCAAATACGTCAAGCGTTACAGTCTTCTCATATCCTTCCGATGACTCCGACCAGTCCGCATCGAACCAGTCGGTTTTCGTTGTTCTAAAAGGAGCTTTTAAGAGATTCAGTTTTTCACCATTTACATTTTCATAATACACTATCATACCTGTGGTACTGCTCCTTTCGGTAATGGTCTGTCTATCCGTTTTGTATCCAGGAAGATTGGCTTATTGCCATTTTCTTTCGCTATCTTCCTCTGAATACGTTCCAATCTATCATAATCAAATCCCTGGTTCTTATAGAGTGGATTACTGGTGATTCCTCCGACTGTTTTGTCCGGGTTGACTGATGTTGTAATCTGCACACTTCTCTGCAGACTCTGAACTGCCTTTTGTACTCCGGCACTCATGGATCCGACTGGAAGGTTCTTCTCAAATCCGATTCCCATTCCAAGTGCCATCATCTTACCAACCTGATCCCGAAATACACGAGATGGTGAATGAATGCCAAGTTTTGACTTAATTGCGTCTAATGCACTACTTGCCGCTGAAGTTGCCGCACTTATAAGATGTCCTACAGCACCTGCAATACCACTTGCAATTCCTTCAATAATATTGAGGCCAACACTGCCCCAGTTTACACTGGTAAATGCACTCTTGATTTGACTTATCATAGACGGAATCTTTCCGAGTAAGGAAGGGATTCCCTGTACCAGTCCTACAGCAAGCTGAGTGATAATCTTCACACCTGTCTGCAAGATCTGTGGCAAATTCGTGATAATCGTAGATGCCAGCTTGCCGATGATAACCGGTGCTTTCGCTGCCACCTGCGGAATCGCGTTTGCAATTCCCTGTGCCAAGCCTTCCATTAACTGTAATCCGGAAGTTATTAACTGCGGAAGATTACTGATCAGCGACTCAACCAGAGTCAGGATCATCTGTACCGCTGCCGGAATTAACTGTGGAAGTTGTGCGCCCAGGCTGCTTACTAATGTTGCTATGATGCTTGCGCCTACAGAAATAAGCGATGGTAGATTTGCTGTAATCGCATTCATCAATCCCAGTATCAGGGTTGCACCAGATGAAATCAATCCCGGAAGCGCTGCTGTGATCCCGGCTCCAAAGTTGGATATGATCTCCGGTCCTTTGGTCTGCACCATAAGCAGGATTTGATCAATCTGTGTACCAAACTGACTGTAAACCAGTCCAAGACCGGCTACCACAACGGCTGCAACTGCACCGAAATTAAGAAGACTAATAAATGATGGAATGAAACCGGCTACTTTTGAAAGAATTGGTACAAACGCATTTCCAATGATTCCGAGATAGCTCATAAGCTGGCTTCCAAATCCAGACACTTTCGACAAAACAGAACCAAACGCACCGCCAAGAAGCGAACCGAATCCTTTTGCGCCGTTTACGATCACACCAAAGGTACTGCTTATAGAACTTCCAAAACTTTTCAGTGCAGCTGTAGCTTTCGGGAATGTTTTGGCTAATCCAGGACCGATTTTTCCAAAAGCAGAAATAATCCCTTTCGGTATCTCAGCAAAATCACTTACAATCTTTCCGATTGGACCAGTACTGACTGTTCCTAAAGCCTTTTGGAATACTCCGGTAAGCTTCGGGGCTAAATCATTAAACGGAAGAAGGATTGCATCCTTCACATTTCCAAATACTTTTGCCCCAGATTTCATGCTCGCGCCAAGGCTTTTCAGATTGCCCGGCATCTTGCCAAGCTTTGCAAAAACGCCTCCGCTTATATCGCCTAAGCTGTTCAGAATAACACCGCACGTTCCCGCACTTTTTCCAAGTGCACTAAATGCCGGAGCTGCCCCTGCAAGAACCACTACCGTCTTGCCGAGATTCATAAGCTCATCTGTGCTCATGTTCTGCAACTTATCTGCCAAATTTCCAACACTGTCCGTAAAAACTTTTAGCTGCGGCACAGCTTCTCCGATTTTTCCAGATAATGATTCAAGAACATCCATTCCTGTCTTTCCAAGACGCGGAATCATCTGACCAAGATTATTTAAAATATTCTGTGCGGCCGTCCAGAATGTATCTACAAGATCATTTGCACTGATCACTCCGGCTTCAAAGTTCTCCCAGGCAGCCTTTGCGGAATTTACAGAGCCTTCAATCGTAGTTGATGCTTCTTTCGCTGAAGTTCCTGTGATTCCAAGATTTTCCTGCACTTTGTGAATAGCCTGAATCATCTGATCAAATGTCACATTGTCCAGATCACTGATTTTTTCATTCAGGATACCCGAATCATTGATTAGTCGGATCATTTCCGACTGAGTACCGCCATAACCTAATTTCAGGTTATCAAGCATAGTGTAGTTCTGCTTTGCAAAGCCCTGATAGGCATTCTGGATATCCTGCATATTCGTACCCATCTTATTGGCATTGTCTGCCATATCAATGATCGCCATATCTGCTATCTCTGCAGCCTTTGCAGTATCTCCGCCTAAGCCCTGTAGTAATGATGCTGAAAAGCTTGTAACCGTTGACATGTAATCATTAGCAGAAAGCTGTGCTGTTTTGAACGCATTGTTTGCGTTCCTGATCACTGTCTTGGCACTATCTTTAAATAGTGTCTCTACGCCACCGACCTGCTGCTCCATATTGGCGACTACACCAAGGGAAGACTTTACAATCGCCGCTGCTCCAGTTCCTACAGCTGCAACAGCTCCGGTCATTGCCTTGCTGACTACAGATAAGCCACTTTTTCCAAGACTTCCAAGCTTATTTATGCCTTCATTGAACCCACTCTCATTGATTTTGGTATCAAAATTCAAATATCCATCTGCCATACTATCATCCTTTCTGATAGCACGGCTCAGGGGCTCACAAGTGCTTAATTCTTAATTTTTATCTCCACCTCCCGTCGGCATTTGCGACATTTTACATACAGTCCGCTGCACACTGCAGTATCTGCGTAAACAAGCAGATGCTGACCGCAGTACGGACACGGATACCACTCACGCCGTGTCGGTATTTTAATTTCCATCATGAGAACATATCTCCAATCTCATAATCATCAAGCTTTCGCTGTTTCTTTTTCAGTGCAACAGCTCTCTGGATCTTCTTGATCCGTTTACGTTCGTACTTGTCCCGGATTGTTCCAGGATCAATCGAACGATACATAATCCGTTGTTTAATCTCTGTACCATCCGGCAACCAGTCAAACAAGCTCCGGAACTCCCACCAGTGCATATAATCAATCTGCTGCAGGTCGATTCCATATGCCTCCCGGAACGCTGCATAAATACAGCCGGCATCTTCCGAAAAAGAAAATACCGGCTTCCCACTTTTCTGCTGCCCTTCCTCTTCATCTTCCGGATCATCCTGGTACATCCTTTTGCACATCAGGAAATCTCCGAGTGCATAAATTGCAGCTTCAATATCTTCCGGAACCTGATCCAGATACCACTGCAACAGAAGTCCACATTTGATCTGCCACGGAACCGAATCGTCTTCAACCAGCTCCGTAAAACGGATCCATTCACGGAAATCTGTCACGATCGGGTAGTACTCCCCGTTCACCTTGACTTCTTCCGGAAACTGCTCATATAAAATATTCATGCTCTGCTACCTTCCGGTATTGGAATATTTTCCCTTACCATACTGTTTCTGGTAGTTTCTTCTCTGCTGACGGTTTCCGCTTGACTGTGGCTGTGGATTAGGAAACTGCTGCGTAACGTTCTGGTTTGGCATATACTTATTGTATTTGCTGTCCAGCGCCTTTGCTTCTGCTGTTTCAAAATCCAATAATGACTCGGACGCCTCATTGCACAGTTTGATACTGTTCTTTCCGCAAAGGATTCTCTCCCCTGCCCCCTCACCAAAAAGGGTGTCGAAGAACACATAAAAGCAAGCACACTGTGCACGGATGATATCACTGTTTTTTCCGACTACCGGAACATTCTGCTCCGCTTCATGCATTGCTGCTTTCGCTTCATCGATCGCATCTAAAAAATCCGCATCCGTGAAATCCACGTCTGCTTCAAAATCTCCAAATTTCCAAAGGCTCATAGGCTCACTCTCCCATTTCTTCTTTATTCTCCGCCAGCAGTGAATGTACAGGTACCCCATCCGTCTGTGGTGGTTGCAGTACCCTTTGTGATTTCTCCGGCCGCTTTAAAGCTGCCTTTGTAAATCAGGGCATCCGTACCGTCCCCTTCTGTATCCGGAATTACACTCCATGTTCTCTTTCGTGCAGTACAAGTTGTTTCCGATGTCTTCTGTTCAAACAGATCTACCACCACAATATCAACCTGCGCTTCTGTTCCGAGAATCTCATCGTCAGTAATTGCTGCAATCTTTTCATGTACCGGATCATTGGTATACCGGTCAAATTCGTAATCGATTGCCGGCGCATAACCGACTACGTCACTTCTTTCAGACGCCTCATCCACATACTGCCGTCTGTATTCTGTTGAGTTCTTTCCATCTGACAGAGAGGTAAATCCCGTCATTCTGGTAAATGTCTTTCCTGATCCGTCAGCATCCATAAAAGCCACTCTCTTATGTCTGCCAACTAACATTTTTTCACTTGCCATTTCTTCACACTCCTTACTTATAAATCAATCTGCATATCATCTGATACCGTCCCAGATCAACCTCTGTGCTGAACAAATAGCCGGACTGCATCACTTCCACCCTGATGGCATCGTGGTCGTCCAGCTCCGGGACAATATCATTTAAATTATTCTGTTCTGTCCACTCTTCAAACTTCTGATAAAATCCGCTGTTGGCGATTCCCGTCCGGGCATCACCGTCATAAGCTTCTTTGCTTGTCAGAGCGAACTGGAACTGCTTCAGGCAGCTTCCATCCACATATTTCTTATAAATGGGATCTGCTCCGATCGGATCAATGGAATATTCCATTCCATCACCAAGATAATCAATATTGATCTTCCGGTTATCAATATCCGGATAAGTCATCACATACTCACGGATGCTTTCGATAATCGGCTTTCTCTTATTCTCCTGCAAGTTTCTCAGCTCCTTCCCTTATGGCATCTTTATGGCTCGCTTTCATTGTTTCAAACCATCTTGCCTTAGTTTTATGCTCATAATACTGCCGGCGGGCATACGGAGCAAGATATTCAATGGAACCAGAACCAACCACTGTACCAAGCGTCCCGGACTTAATCAACATCCCGGTTCTTCTCGGTGTCAATGGATTCATGTAGCGCAGACACTCGGAATCTACAAATGCCTGCGCCCTTGAAAATCCCTCCGCTTTTTTCTGTGCGAATCCCGGAGCCCATTCCAGCCGTGCCGTGGTAGAACCATTCTTGCCAGTCACCGTAAATACGCTGCCTCTCGGAGTTGTGATCCGGAATTCTTTCTTTCCTGCCATCTTACTCGCCTCCGATCCGCCAGTGCGGAGTCGTACCAAACCGGTTGTCTGACCAGCTCAACACCTTGCAGTGCTTCTGGAACACGGCTTTCAGATCTGCAGGTCTTTCAATCTCAATCTGACACTCTCCCAGGACAATCTGATCATCATTCTGTATGGTCCAGTATCCATAACCGCCACAGCAGGCGAACTGATCCGGCGGAAGATACTGCCCTGCTTCCGGAATATCCGCAGGAATACGGATCTTATAGACTTCCGCACTTTTCAGACCGTTATCTGAAACTGCGGTCTTATGATCTACATAAACATGAACGCCGTGCAAGACTGTCCGGGACCAGGTATCAAAATGAGTGGTCTCATCGTATTTCCTGTTATAAACAGTCACATCCATATTTGTGATCACAACGCATCCCCACCTTTCTTGACAGCCATCCAGTAGGAAGAAGATAAGGATATACCGCATCATATACCTTTTTCTTCACAATCTCTTCTGCTGTCTTTCCATCCGTCTGCTCTGTAACATAAGTGACACTGTATCCGTCATTATTTTCTGACTTCACCAACGGGGTTTCTGACTGCTGCTGTGCATTGTATTTGTAATAAACCTCTGCTGCAGCGCAAACAGCATCTTTTACCGCGTCATTTTCCACAGCAAAGATATCACCTTTCACATAAGTCAAATGCCGGATATAGGCTTCCGCCTGCCTTTCGGCTTTTCGAAAGTCCTGTTCCGGAATGGTTCTTCCTCCATATTCGTCTGCATAATATCCATACGTGACCTGCATGGATCATCACCTTCCCTTACTCACCGGATTTCAGAACTGCAAACGGACATCTCTTGGTCTTGTCTGTCTTCAGTGAATTGATCGGGTTCGGGATTTCCCATCCAAGACGCATCACTGCACGAAGCGCAACCATATCGTTCTGCATCAGGTTGTATGCGATTGTGCCATCTGTATTCTGAACAACACCTTCCGTAAACAGCTTGAAAGTAATATCCTGTCTGATGGAATATACCAGCTGTGAGAAATCTCCGGAAATCATAAGCGCCTTTGACTTATCAAATGCACCATTGTTCGGGAAATTCATCGGTGATCCATCCAGCGCATACTGAGTAGAGCCCTGCAGATCCTGCTTGAACAACGGATCTCCGTTTGCATTCTTCAGACCTCTGAGTTTAGCTCTCATGGAAATATCTGCCATATGGCCGTTCACAAAGTATCCACAGTCTTCAACGTGTGCAATCACTCCGTCTTCTGCCATGATCTTGTCATACAGACTGTCAGCCGCTCCTAATGTGATAACAGCATTTGCCTTTGTTGCGGTTGCAACCACATCATCTCTCCATGTAGACGGTTTATTTTCACCAAATAATACCGCACTGTCGATAACCTTTCCAAACGCCTCTGTTACTCTTGGCTTTACCTCTCCCCAGATGTCGTACTCGGAATCATCCAGGACTGCTTCCGGAATCGGAACAATAACTGCAATCTCTTCGGCAGTGATAAATTTCTTATCCCATGCCTGTTTCGTAGTTTTCTTCTGTCCGTTATCACCATTTACAAAATAAGCAATCGGCAGCATATCCAGTACCGGCATTTTATACTGCTTGCTTGTCATGTTTGCCAGCTTACGCCCCCTTGACAGTACAGCTGACTGTGCGATTGTTCCCTGGATGATCTCATTGGATTCCTGAATTGGAATCAGAGCCTCTGCTCCGGTACGATCAATGATGTTTGCATCTGTGTCAAACAATCTTAAATTCATTCTTCTATTCTGCATTTACTCTACCTCCGTTATCTTCGCGCGGCAGCTCTGATCCGGTCATTGATGGAAGCGTTCATGTTCCCACCGGAACCATTTGAAGAATTACCCGCAGAAGAATCTGCAATCCGGTAAGAACCTCCACCGGCAAATTTCGGATTCTCCTCTAAAAACTTCTCTGCTGCCTTTTCAAATGTCGTTTTGTCATCTACCATTTTGGAAACCTTGTAAGTCACATAGTCCATATCATCAGCCTTGACACCTTTGCCGGATAAGAACTTCTCGTTCTTCATCTGCTGGACTTCATTTCTTGAATCTTCCAGATCCTGCTGCAGCTGTGCCACATTGGGCTGATTCGCAGCTCTGTCTATTTTAAATTTAGTAATTGCCTGGGTAACTTCCTCTTCTGTCATGCCCTGACCCCTGAAGAAGTTCGCCAATGCAACTCTTTCAGACTTCTTGGCTCGTGAACTTGCAATTTCTTCCAACTGTTCATAAGTATATGTTCCGGTTCCATGTGCTCCGGATGCATTTCCAGCAGATCCCTGGCTGCCGTTTCCAGTCCCGGCATTTCCGCCCTGTCCACCAGAGCCAGCTCCTGCGCCGTCTTCAAAGAGCTGTAACATCATTCTTTTTTTGTACATCGTACTTACCTCCGTTTTGCCTCGACAGGCTCTCGAGCTTTTCACGCCTTCACGTTTTGGGCATAAGAAAAACATCCCAAAGGATGTCTCTTACAAAAATGTTATGCAATTATATTCCCGGTTGATATCCGTCAACCCAAGAACCCACGAATCAATCAGGAGCTTCCCTTTATCTGAGAGCTGCTCCCACTCGATCCTCGTTATTCCACTTCCAGTATCGGCTCTGATCCGGTCTCCCGTCAGGTCTCTGAGCGAATTGATCAGATTACAGGTAAGTGCAGATACTCCGGCACACACCCTGTCAATGCCGTCTGCACCTTCCCGGCAGGCATGTCCCGTCATGTGGATACTATTTGAAGCTATTCTTATTTCAATCACTGGATCACCTCCTGAAAACGAGTACAAAAATACCACCGGCCATATTGACTGGTGGTAGCTACACAACTGCGTTTAATGCTTTGTTGTATTCAATTTCCAATTTACGTTTGAATTCTTCAATTTCTTTTGGTTTCATCCCCGGTTCTGCTGATGCGCAAATGTCCGGGGTTTCTTCTGCCAATATTTCAGTTGCTCTCGGCTGTTCCGCATGCATTGCATCATACTCATCAACTAACGCATCTTCAAGGATAATAGAAAACTCATATATATCTTCTGGAGTATTTTCAAGAAAATCCTTTATATAATTCATATATTTTCTAAAAACCTGCATCTGTCCATCCTTCCTTCTTGTTTTTTCTCCGAACAATACTAACTATATCACCAGAGTTTTTATTTTTTATAACTACAAGCTGTTTGCTTGGACTGAACCAAATTATTTTTTCTTCTCCTTCAGAATAATTCGACTTTGTTTTTACCAGCTCGAGAACATCTTTTTCGTGAATCACTTCATATCCTGGCTTATTCAATCTTGGCAATCGACTCAAAGCATGAACTGATAATTCTTCTCCTTGCTCTCTGAATCTATCATATGCTTGTTTGGATTTAATCTTGAACTCTTGAGACCAATCTTTCTTGTCAATCTCAAGATATGTGAAAAATTTGCTTTGAACCTTTTCCCATTCCTCACTATCATTATATTTTAACTGACCAAACTTTACAAGTGATCCGATAGAATCTCCCAGAATTTCCTTGTATTTCTTATACTGAGCAATATCACTTGATGCATTTTGAATCATCTCTGGCGGAAACATAGAGTTCTGTTGCTTCGAATTAGTTGCTATTCTTCCGCGCATATCAAGATATATTCTCTCATGTTCCTGTTCCAGTTTCATCTTTTTAGAAAATTTAGCATATTCATTAAGCTGCCCTTGATATTTCGCTTTCATAAGCATTACTTCCTGCGGATCTGCGCCCCCATGCTGCAGCAGCTGCACTTTTTCGCGCTGTGCTCGCATTGCTGTTTCCATCTGACGCTGTCTCTGCTTTGCTTCATACAGAGTATATCTCTTGCCTGCAAACATCTTAGGTTCTGCCTCTTCCTCATTCTTTGCGTCTAACCAATCATCAGACCAATTACGCTCAGATATACCAGGAAAGAACGGATAATATGTATGATAACAGTTAGCACCCAAGAGACCCGTTACTGTTCCAAGACCACATACCGAATACAACTGTTCTTCCTTCCAAACTCTTCCCTGCCACACGGAATGAGTCGGACGCGCTCCGGCGTGCCATTCAACTTCGAAATATTCTGTTCCAAGCTTTTTTGCATTGTACTCTGATATCCTTCCGGTAATCTGGCTGACTGCCGTCATGACAGCTCTCCTTGCAGCTACATCAACCCGATTGGCTCTTCCAGAGGAGTAATCGATCTGTCGAAGTCCGCTATTGGTGAGCTGAGTCACTACTCTACGCAGCACACTGTTGTAATCGAATGCTCCGGTTACAATATTGAAACATGCTGAATCAAGATAATTTGTATAAACCTGCGCCAGCGGTGTTATAACCTTTTTACCATCTCCATAATCTAAGTAAAAACCAAGCGAATTTGTTATATTTTCCAAATCTGCAAAACTTTGATCAATAATTGCATCTGTAATCTGCTTAAGTTGCTCGTTCTGGTCAAATGGTATGTGCTCTACGTTGATTTGTTCATATATGTCCTTATTCCTGACATATTCCCAATCAATTACCTTATCATACAACTCAAACATTTCTGGATAAGAAGCATCGAGCGTTTTCTTAATTTCCTTTTCAATGTCTTCTGAAGAATAACCCAAAATAAGCAATCTGTTAATCTGCCAGTCTGCTGTGCTTGTAATCTTTCCGGTTTTCTTGATTCGCCGGACAATATCCTTCATGATTCGGAGTTCTAAATCTTGATATCTTCCAGCAATCTTACTGGCCATCTGATTCTTGTAATCATCTCGCATATTATTCCATCACCTGATTCTGCTCTGGTAGATTTTGCCTTGCTTGCTCCACGGTCTCCCCGTACCATTTTGCACGGTATTCTTCATGCCGCATCACTCCCATGCTGACATCCTGACGGTCCTGCTGCCGCTCTGCGCCTTTATCCTCGATAATAGAATCGTCAAAAGCAATCACAATATCTGTATTTATATCCAGTGCGTTCCCTGTCACAATCCCGAGTCGGATAATGATTCTGATCAGCCGCTCCAGGACATCTTCCAGAATCGTCTCATGCTTTTTCAGCATCCGGTACATATCTGAGTTCTCAGAAATGATCTCTGTCGCAGTCTTTGCTCCTGCCCCATCAAACCGATATCTTTCTGTACCGAATCCACATTTCAGAGACAGATAATTCAGATCATCCTTGATTGCCTTGCTGTGCTGCTCTACCCGAAGACTCATGTCCACTTCTTTGATCAGACCAGTCTGGTTCTTATCGTAATCTTCCGGAAGCGAATAGAACACGCTGTCATCTGGATCAAAGGTTGGAGATCCATCTTCGTTCGTCAGCATTTCCGGAGCAACAAAGATTCTTTTTCTTCCAAGATCAAACTCGTTGCAGTAAGAATCAAATTCCATGTCCAGCTTTTTCAGAGTGTCGATTGCATTTGCAAAAATCGCAATTCCCATTGGATTGCACTCAGCTGCATTGTTTGTGATATTCAGTCTGTCAATAACAAACTGTGGTTCTGTGGATCCGGTCTCGGTTCTGGCTGCCAGATTTGTAAATGGTTTCAGCTGTTTCCATTCCTGTTCTGTCAGCTCTCGCCATTCCGTACTGCCTTTTGTGCATTCCAGAACGCTGTTCTCAATCACATACATTCCCTTTTCTTCAATCCGATGGAACTGGATCTGCACGTATTTCTTCTGGCGGACTGTATGCACGAACGTAAAAATACACTCCGTAACCTCTCCATTATTCCAACTGACCGGATAAATGTTCTTGGCATCCACATAGTTGATCCCAATCCCCCCTGCCGATATCGTTCCGTCTTCCTGTACAACCGCATTATACAGATAAGGAATATACGCCACTGTTCCAGAATACGCCTTCCGTTCCTGGTAATCATTTCCCATAACCAGAAAATGATTATTATCTAGAACCTTCTGCACAAATTCCTGTGTTGCTTCGTCTTCCAGTGTAATCATAACTCTCTCGTTCAGAAGCAGATCTGCAATGTCTTCAGACAGCTTCTTTGCCATTCCCATGCTCTTTCTGCGGCATCGTTTACTTGTACCGCGTCCGGTATACACCTTGTAGAATGTAAACTGCCTGACATTGGAATTGTACCAGCTGATCCACTCATCAATCTTACGATAGAATGAAGCATCTACCGTATCGATTCCCTTCTTCCTGAAATAATTAAAGATATTCATCCTCTTCTCTCACCTCCTTGCTGCTGATATCGCCTACACTCACGTCATCTCCGACTGTATCTAAGGGCAGCCAATGTTTGATCTTGCTCCAGGCTCCCATAACCACATAACGGATTGCGTCCATGCAGTGATCACTTTCTTTCACTGGCACTTCTTTTCCCTTTTCGATGGATTTTTTATCATACTCGTATGTTCCAAACTCCTGCACCGCATATTCCTGCTTCGGAGAAATCGACATGATATCAAATACCAGTGTTTTCTGTACCCGGCTGATTCCAAGCGCTACATCATTTTCTGCATCCCGCAGAAGCACCTGATAACCCAGTCCGGTTCTGGTGGCTCTCCTGACTTCTTCTGCCAGGCCTTTGGCGGATGGATCCAGAAAAATATAAAAGATCCGGTTTTCATACTGTTCATGCAAATCATTCATGAACTCAACCAGATCCTGTGCATATTCTGATGGGCTTTTCTGTTTTCCAGTCTCTCGACCACTGTGATAGTACTCTCCAAGTCCCGGAAACTTCTTTCTGTAAGTATCAAGACCAAATGCCTGAAAGGTCGTTGCGTTCTGCTGTCCATAGTCACCACCAATGTAGATTCTGTCGTATCTTCTATCTGGATCCGGTTTCTGTCTGTGCCTTTCTCCGACCATGTAATAAATCAGTTCATCTACTCCTACTGATTCTCCAAGCCAAACCCATCTGTACATTTTCGGATCAGCAGACTCCATTGCCTTGGCAGAAGCAATCAAATCAGGTCCCAGCCAGGCAGCAGGTACATCTCTGTAATCTGTATGGATATGAACACAATCGGAACGTTTCTCCATCTTCTTGCACCACTGGTTAATCGGTGCATTCGGATTCTTCGGTGGGTTATACAGATAAATCATTTGGAAACCACCTTTATTCCCACGAACAAAAGTAGCTTCGATATTACTTAACTCATCCTCTCCCTCACCATCATCAAAGAATTCTGTCAACTCGTCTAGCACAACCAACTTGATCGGTTTATCCTCATCAATAATACCTTTCGTATCATCAATGCCATCTGATCCGGCAAAATACATCGTTGTTCCATGCTTTTTATAAGTTATCTCCATTGGAGACTTTGTAATCCGGAACTTACTTTTTGGTATCTCCAAACGGTTAATTCCTCGGAGCATCTCCTTGTAAACTGTTTTCCGCAGCTTGTTATGATGCTTACGCAGCACAACCACAGAGCCATTGGCATCTGATACAAGTTGATAATCTGACCGGATAGCTGCATAACTGGATTTCGTCCCGGCACGACCAGATGTCAGGATGATATGCTTGATACTTCGGTTATTAAATATCGGCAGATACTTCGGAATCACTATATCCGATATCCTGACTTGTTTCTTCTGGCGCATCATTGATAATCTCCACTCCTTCATCCATATCACTATCTCCACTACTCATTCTTGCAGTGTTGGTACGGATCTGTTCAATTCTGGCTTTCTGTTCTTCACTTGCAGCTTCCCAGTCTTTGTGCAGCATCTCATCATACTGCTTGATCATTGCTCTGAGTTCTCCTTGCGCTCTTGCCTGAGCTTTCAGGAAATTTTCCTGTTTATCCCATGCCTGCTGCACTTCCCATTTTTGACCTATTACATTGCCAACCTTTTCTTCTATCTTCTCAATAGTCTTATCATCCTGATCCTTGACATAAGCTATCCGCTGCGCCCTGACAATAGCTGCATACGCAATCTGTATCTGATGCCATAGCAGATCCAGTGGGTCTGCCTGTTCAATGGCAGAAAAAATCTCCCGTGTTTCATCCGGGAGATACTTACTGAAGAATCCGTATTTTTCAGCATTTTTATTCTGTTCAGGTGCTCCACCGCCCACAGCATTCTTGTTGCCTGGCTGACCGCCCTGCTTCCTTTTTCTGGATACATCAGAAGGTGCACCCCGTGTATTTGAGAGTGCACCCCGTTTCTTTATCTCAGACCAACCGTACCGCTTAATCCAACTCTTTATTGTATTCAAACTGATATCATATTTTCCCGCTAATTTCTTAGGCGGGATACCAGATAAATAATCATTTTTAATCTGTTCTTTTACATCAGCCACGTCACCACCTCTCGTTCCTTCGTTTGTTTTGTCGTATTAGAAAAGCACCCCGGAGGGTGCTTTCCAAATAAACTTCACTTATTTTTTCGATGTTCATGCCATCCCAAAAAAAATAGACATAGTGCAAAAACTATTACTATAGGAATTACTGCTTCAACAACACTTGCACTGTGGTATTCATGATACACCTCTTTATTTAATGCTATAGTTTTAATAACATCCTCTGTTGATGATATTAAATGACGCAGTACATCACTCGCTGAATATAGCAAACAAAACATAGCAACAACTATAACGCCTATAAGATTTACACGCCCATGTTTAGTTACTGTTTCCAATTTTAACAATGAGAACAACTTTATATACCATTTATTCATTTAAATAGTCCTTCCAATCCTTTATTGCAACTACCGCTGTAAAAAATAATGTTAAAGAAATCAACAATGCACATATAATATAGTATGGATCCACTGTATAAACCTTAAAAATAAATCGCAAACATAATAATGTAAAACTAATTCCTATAACCGCGCTGCATATAGTCAAATATAAAAGAATATGTAAAGGAAAGCTATTTTTGACTTTTCTCTTCATCAATTTATTTTCCTCCTCAAGTTCTATTATACGTTTTTCCATTTTTTTATCTATCGAATCTTTATAATTATTTGTAAAAAACTCCCTTGCTTTTCTATATGCTTCATCAAATTCCTCTACTTCATTTTCCCTTATTTCATTTTCAAATTCTTTATATACTTTTTTATCTTTAAATTTTATGACCTTCTCATTTGTATTATTCATCTAATTTATTCCCCTTTATTCCATTTAAAATATCTTTTAAAATCCAAGGGGTCTCTTTAAAAAATAGTTGTGCTTTTTTCTCTTCTGATAAAAATTTATTTATAGAAATAGTTATACTATGTTTAAAGTCATAATCCATATCGACAGAATACATTTCTTCCTTTTCCACAAAAAATGTAATTTTACTAACACAAAATCTTACAGCTTCAAACTTAGGTTCAAATAACTGTTTATCATATAATTTTTCTTCTTTCTCATTCTCCATCTCAATTTCAAATCGTTTTGAAAATAAGATATCTATATCACCTGCTTTATTTTCATTAAACAGCTTTAATATTTCAATAGCATCTTTAGATTCCTGAACCTCAGTATATGCAAAATTCCCATCTTCCATTTCTATATTAATTCCATCGTCCTTATATTTATTTATCATATCGGGACTCAAACTTTTTTTTAATTTTGATAATATTCGTAAATTACTTTCATGTACTTTCATCTTTATTTCCTCCACACATATAAACCTATCTTCATAATATCCCAAATTTCAATATATTTCAACAAAAAACACCCACACATCCCTGTGCAGGTGCTTCTTGGGTTTTATACAAAGAGAGGACGAGCCGCAGGAATTCAGCCTTTGGCTCAAGTATTATTGTACATGAGAATCAGGGGAATGACGGGACACTTTCAAAAATCTATCAATCTTTTTCCCCACACCACTTCTGGTCATATGCACTTTCTTTGCGATGTCCTCCAGTCGCACGTTTTTACGACCGTCTATGTAGTACTTTCGAAATATCCGGTGCGTAAGGCTATCCGGTATCCCATCCACGAACTGTTCAATCTCTTCACACTCCTTCTCCAGTCGTTCCTTCCTCTGTATATCACGATCCTGTAGTCTCTCATACTTCTTCTGGTCGAAACCGACAACACTCTGTGGCATTGGATATCCCTTGCTGTAATCAAATACTACATCATTCCCGATCATTGTGTCGGACTTCCAGCGATTATTCAGGACGTAATCCAGTTCCAGGATCTCCATCTTGTTGCTCCTGTACGCTTCCAGCCTCTCCTTCGTCATTGTCTCCAATGGTATCATCTCCTATCTTGTACTTTCTCGCCAAGTATTCTGCTACATCTCCATGCCACAACTGCTGCCCTTGTGTTTCGATCAACTTTCCTGCCTGGTATGCTGGTCGATGAAACTTCTCGCTTGCCTTCCGATCAGGTGGATGTTCTGCCATAGCAGCATAATGTTCTTTTTGGTTCTGCTGGATCTCTGCAGGACTCCAG